GTTCCAAATCCGATATCAATATTTATCCATTCGAACTGGCCTTTGTTTATATGGTACTCCGATATGTTTTCCAACTCAAGATTGCCAGTCTCTTCATCGTAAGTATATACTCTCACAGGCAGGCGATTCTCACAAATCTCTCGGATATTCATCCATCCATGCTCAGTGAGAATTTTAGTTTTCTCATGCAAACAAGTCCGGTGTAACATCTCCTTTCCATTTGGGTGAATGGCAAGGAATTCTCCATCAAGGATAGTATTATCGGGAAAGTTATCTTCAATTTCTTTAATAATTGCAGGCACTCTGCGTGAAACATTAGGACTCTTATGTTTTACATCATCTGGGTCAACATATGCAAAACCTTTGCCATTTACTTTACCGATTGTCATTCTAAGTCCATCCCACTTGCAGTCAATAAGTAGTTTTTGTTTATCCCAACCAATCGCTTTCAACTCTTCAGCGAGTTCTTGGAAATATCCTCTGTAATACGGCTTTGCTTCAGAATAGTACCCAATCTTCGGTTTTTCTTCTTTCTTCTTAAGAGATATTGTTTCCTTCCTTTTCTTATCCCATTCTTTTGCCTCTTTAATATTCTTTGGTGGTTTAGACTGCATATATTTCTCAGCTTCAGCATAACACTGCCAATAAGATGATTTCTTCGCCTTCTTTGGGTCTTTACCTGTGTATTCGCGATATAGTTTCTCATTGTGTGGAGGAATAATTGGAAAATAGATTGAACGAAGTGCGTCAACAAGTTTTGCAAAATATCGAAGGACATCATCAATAGTCCAATTACCCCATTTCTCACCACGTTTTAATCTTGGGAAGGCTGAATTTCCAAGATAACGTAAGTCCGCTATTGCTTCTCTCCATCGTTCTTTAATGTTCTTAATGTCGTAATCAACTCCGGTGCTCCTGAACTCTTCAAGATGAAGTTTCTCGAAGTACTGCTCAACATCTTTTACAAATGTTTGAATACCTTGAGGCAAACTTATTGGAATAGGGTCGTTATAAGCTTTAAACTCTCTTATCCTATAAGCATAGAGTGGAAAAGTCCAACTCCATTTCTTCATCTCCTCTGATGTTACGAGATGTTCATCAGCATATTCGTTGAACTTTGTTTCATCTATCTCTTCTGGTTCATCAAGAACTATCGTACCGTATGCAAAGGTATCATCACAGAGAATGAAAGTTTTGTTTGCAATGTCAAACTTCTTACTTTTAAGAATAATCGATTTAAGCCCTTCGTAGATGAGAATAGCATGTGGAGAGACAAGATATAATCCATCAGTTTTCTTGGTGCTACCATTGAATGTTAATGATGAACTATCGAGTAGAATTCCACCGTTATATTTCTTAAGAGCCTTGAGAATATCGTTCTTATGCTCGTCATAAGTTTTCTTCCGAAGATTTGTTAAATATAACCGCTTTGGTGATAATTCGCCCTCTGCATATTGAATTAGCTCTGTAAAAGTTGCCTTTGTGTCATTCTTTTTCCTTTTATCATATTCACCAACGCCAGCAATAAGAATCGAATTTTTAAGATATTCTATTTCCTGCTCTCCTAAGAAATTGAATTCAGGAACTATGCCAATCGTGTGTTTACGATATTTAATTTTTAGGGCAAGAGCTGGTACACCTACTTTGTGTGGTACCGACATGAATATTATTTGAAGGCCATTGAATTTCAAAGGCTTTCTTATTGGCTTTAGATTTTTCTTGAACTCTGATTTTATTTTATCAATCACAGCCTTGGAAGAATAGACTGGAACATCTGGATGCTGTTTGAGATATGAATCAAGTTTAATATAGTGGTCTTCATCTGATTGTGTTACAATTATTGCATCCACGTCTTCATTGAGAGATACAGCTGGGTCTATCCATATCTTATGCTTACCGGTATCAAGAAGGAGAGAAAAATGTTTGCCGTATTTTTTCGGAAGATTGTATGATGCCCAGCCACCTAATACCTTAATTGTTAACGGCATTATATCAACTCTATATAAGCATGCCAGTGGTCACTAACATATCTTCTATCAACCTTCAACGATACGTTGGATTCCTTATATTTCCTAGCATGGTATAATGCCAATCTATCTAAACCGCGAGGTAAGGACGCAACATGCTCAGTAGCTATCACAACTTCTTTGTGTTCTTTGGGACACATCACTATGACAAAAGAGCAATCATTGATATTCTTTCTTGGTTTGTAAATTACATTCTTTTCGTTAGCTAGGAGTTCGCAATATGGGCAGCCTTTAACTCGTATTGGTGAATCAATCGAGATATTCAACATAATCGGCAAACCTCTCTCTTATCTTGGCCTTTGGACATGCTGGATGTAGAACTACAGCACAACCTATAAACTCAATGTCTGTAGCCATATGCAGTCCCTTCTCTGCATTCCACTTATCATGTGATAACAATTCTGGTGAGAGCCAATTCACGAGATTTGCATCGATTAGAGCGATTATATCATGTCCAGCATTTGTGGTTGGCAAGATATATAAATCGCCTCTGATTTTTTCTCCATCCCAGTAAGTATTCTTTACGTAGCCTATTCTTGCAAGCGGATTTTTATAATCATGATTCACATTGAGATAATTGATTCTCCATCTTGTTGCCGCCTTGCGTAACTCACTGGGAGGGAAATAAGTTTTAAGATTCGATGCAGCATCTTGCCAAACCCCAGGTGCAAGAATGACGGCATCATGGTATATTCTCCAATCTGAAGATTTAGAGATGTGCTTTATTCCATGCTCGAATTCAATCAGAGGTAGATGGAGATTCTTCTTCGTCGCCATACGACTTTGATATTGGGGGATTTTCAATTACATCACCTTCCTCAAGTGGAGGAAAGCCAAACATGGCCCTAATCTCATTAATTGTAAATGGCATATACTCTCTACGGGAATACCCGCGTAATAGATTGCCAAGCCATTTAGCTTTGTTCGCTTCATCTTCTTCTGTTACACTCTTGAATCTCATTGTCACAGTATTTGGTTCAAAGCCATGTTGTTCAAGTATTTCATTGAAAAGTTCCTGTTCAACCATTTCCGCAATACGCATCTGGAACGATTTTATCATACGCTCAAACATTATTGCTTTTTGGCGAGCTGTTGCTTCCGTAGAACCACGACCTAACCCTAATGCTTCTTCTGGACATAGAAGGCCAATAACAAGCTGAGTTTGGAAGTAGTTATAATATTCTTCTACGCCTGGTATTCCACGCTCATCGATTGTCTTTATCTCTATCAAATCAGGATGTACAACTTCATTCTCTTCGTGAAGATTTGATAATTTTTCTGCTATCTGTTCCAATACACTATCTGGAGGAACCTGTCCACCTTCTGGTGATTTAACTGTAATATCATATTTTGGTGTACCATGCCTCACCATTGCAAGACTCAATGCTTCATCGGTTCTAACTTTTCTTTCTATCGTATCAACAGATGCTGCAATGAGAGATATCCCATATGGAGAAGAAGGACGAGGGAAGAGTCTGAGATGAATTATCTTATCAGGTTTGATAAGAGGTCCTTTCTTATTTCCAATTACTTGCTGGTAGCTTTCTATGTCTCCATATTCATTGAAGTTGATGACCATTGTTCTTGGGTCAACATTTTTCAATCTGGAGATTTCACCTTTTCTATTGTATATCTTTTCAATGAATGCATCACCGAATATGAGGGCATAAATCATGGCATCAAGAAGATGTGCCTGTAGTCTTAGCTTCTTTGCGTATGTTCTAATCAGATTTGCTGCATCATCATTTGTAGCATGTATTGTGTAACCAACCATAATCGTATTCCAAGCTATTGTGTTAACTGCTGCAAAAACTGTGCTTTCACCTTCATAGAATTGCCAAAACTTATTGAGCAATGATACATTACGTCCACGTTGAGAAAAAGGAGAAAACCTCCTTCCGCTGGTGTAAACTAATGTCTTCGGCCTTCCATCATCTCGCTCAAAGACTGAAACCTTCTTCCCAGCGAAAGGATTTTTAAATAGTGCCATAAAAACTAATCCTTCTCAATCAACTCAATCTCAATTGTGGAGACATACCTGTCGTTGAACTTCTCCGAACCTATATCGACTTTCACACTTGGATTTTTCATATGACGTTTCAGAATTTCAGCAACATCGATTGCAGCCTTTACATGTCTCCCACGACCTATTATTTTAACAGCTTTGTTTTTCGAGAGAGATATTAGACCAGCTGTTACATAGCTTGCAAGGCTTTTGCCGCCTATAAAAACCTCGTCCATATTCTCGAACCACCTCTTTAACTAGTGGTGAAACATCTAAGACATGGAAAGTGAATCAAGCAAGAGTTATTCCCATAGCTTTTGAAGTTTTAGTTGTATTAAGAACCCAATTCCAATCAACAGGGCGACCAGTCATACTTGCCTGAATGGCGAATGTAAGAGCATCTATACAATCATCATGTGCAGATTTTGGATATGCGTATAATTCATCAATTAAATGACCTAAGTCGGGTTTCAGGTAAACCCTATTAGTCTCAAATAATATTGAAAGTCTATCGACTCGTGTATCTCTATCATTCACATAAGAGCTTTTAATTGGCACTATTGGAAGTGTAGTAATTTCCTTTAATTGGTCAGTAATAATCTTTTGCTGTGCAGTTGATTCAAGACCTATTTTAATTGGATTCCATCTTGCATCCATTTCTTTAATCAGTTGAAATTGTCTAAATAACGACGCCTTAGTGCGGAGACAATCAAGAACGTATATGTCTCCACAATCATCAATTCCTATAACACAAATAACAAAATAATCCGTGTCTTTGCCCGGCGATGCAAAGTCAACACCAATATATCTCTTTAAATTGCCTGGAACTACGTCCAGTTTTCTCCATCTTTCGATTGCAGCATCAATCCACTCTGGTTTTATCTTTGAGCCTTCAAATTTCCTAATTTCATTTTGATATTGCATTGCAAATTTTGTCTCGCCTATATGGTCTCTGATAAATTTAAGAGTTTTAATTCCCTCTGGCAGACCAAGCTTCTTAGCGTGTTCTTCGTCATATGGATATCGTTCAGGCCAAAGAACAATAGGTTCTTCATTCTCTGTTCTCTCTTTTATGATTGCCTTATAGACCTTAACAACATATCCAGGTTTTTTAGAAAGATATATTGGTG